CCACCAGACAATGTGATTACCACTTGATAAAATTCTGGTCTTAGCGACTCAGTTGAAATTTTAAATCCTGACATTATTTTGCTCCTTTAGCTTCTGACAATCTTTGAAGCAGTTCTTCTCGTATACTAGCACGTAGTTGTTCTTTGCTTTCGTAAGCGCCAGCTGCCATAGGGTTGTCACCGCGATATGGTTTGCCACTGAAGCTTTTCTTAGGCTTGTTTAGATCATTCCCGTCCGGGATAGCAGCGTCAATACCTGCATATTCTGTCTCTGATCCGTTTAGTGAATTACCAAATGCTTCTTCTTTGTCTTTTTTCTTTTCCATGTCATGATCATCCATGTCATGGTCACCGTCGTCGTCTTGATCTAGAGTTTTGATCAAGGGTTTTTCATCTGCGTGATCTTTTTCGTGTGCATCAAGATCTCCGCTGTTATCATAATCGCTGTCCATGTCTGGCAGCATTTTCAATGGAGGTAGTCCGCCCATAGGCTTGTCCATAGGTTCGATGCTGATAGAATTCATCGGTGCTGGCTGATTAATCATGTCTGGATTAACTTTGGTCATCAGCTTCATTAGTTCTTCGATGTTGTCCATGCCTTGTGCATTGAGATTTAAACTCATGCTTGGTGGCGGTGTGTCTGGTTTCTCTGGCATCGATGGCATGCTCATTGGCATAGGTGAGTCACCACAGGCTTCTGTGGCGGGCCTGTCTAATTCCTGCATCTTTGCCATTAGTTCTTGAAAGTTCATAGTTAATTTCCTTTGCGTGGATCTTGTTTGCCAGCAGTTGACATTGGACTCATAGATCCAGCTTTGTCTGTTTTTTGCTTGGGTATTTTATATTCAGCAGCAAATCCATCTTTGGTTCTCTGCTTGGCTGTTTTGCTTAAATCTTTAAGAAACCCTTTGTTAAAATCATCACCAAAATAATCTTTGTGTTTGATTTTTCCTGTGCCTTTGTCTAAATCTTGTTCATCCAACATGGCTTCACCGCTGGGTTCATCGTCCAGTAATACCTGATCTGCTTCTGTAGGCTCGCCACTGTTTCTAACACGGAAACAATCTTCATCAATGCCCATGGCTTTGACATGAGTAGCAATTTCAGGCGGTGTTGTAGGATATTCGCAGATCACTTCATATATAGTAACCTGCATGTTTTCTTTGCCTGGAAAATCTAAGGGCAATTTTTGTATAGGTGTTGTTGACAGCTTTTCAAAGGTCATAACCTTGCAGCTGTCCAGGCGTGACTTTAGTGCTTCTTGGAATTTTTCAGGAACATCGCCCGCAACTTTGATCTTAAAGCTGTAAATTTTTTTGTTTTCGACGAGATATTCTTTAAAAGTTTTCATATGAGTATTTATGCTTTTCCGCTTAATTTTTTCAGCAGTTCGTTGCGATCGGTGATCACATAGCCCTGTCCATTTATCACGTTGTTGGGATCTACCCCAGCATCGTTGTCTATTTTTAGTTTTTTCAGCTGTAGATCTACAGCTTTGAGTTTCTTTTCTATCTTGTTGCTTTTGGCAGTGATAGCATTGCCCATCATTGAGCTAGCTACTTCAAATATCCTACCCGAATATCTCACTTCCACGTTCATACCAAGGTCCATGAGATCGTCGTAGGCTTGTTCTGCTTTTTTGGCAAGATTGTCTAGTTCTTGCTCATCAAGATTTTCTAGTTCTTGTATATGTGGCAGTGTTTGCACGATCTTTTGCACTGCTTGATACTGATCATCGAGACTGTTAATTTCTTCATGCACAGGCGGTGGTGGTGCTGTAGGCTCGGCTTGAGATTCTAAATCAAATAGTTCTTCTAATTTTTTCGTCATATCATACTTATCTGTGTTTTAACCCAGTCTCTATATTCTACAGTTTTAAATTCTATATCTTTATTCACATACCAGGTTTCAAAATGACATTCACCTGTCCAAGATTTTCTTCTTCTAATAGCAAACACATTATTTACTGCAACTTTGTATCCTTTGCTATCTAGATATTCTTTTGCAGAATTACATGTTTCCAAAAATCCTTTTTCTTCTCGCCAATAATCGTCATGTTCAAAAGTTATACAGTCAAAAACAATACCCTGATTGATTACATTTTTAAGTGCCTGCAATGTTAATTCTGGAGGATTAATGTCACAACTCAAATATCCTATTCGATCTTTTAAATTATACTTGTAATTAACTGCGTCTGTATAATAGCAAGAATTACCCCTGATGTTAGACCAGTCTGCTTTAAAATCTGCATTAAGTTCTAAACTAATACCCGACCAGCCCTGTTTTTCTAACAAAAACGTATTACTCAGTTTTATAGGATCTGCTGCACCAATTTCTACATATGATTTGTGATTGCAAATTTGAAGCGCAAAGATATCTTGACCAACCTGTGAATAATGCATCATTTTCTTTTTGATCCTTGATGGAAAATATCACCTTCATTGACCACCCTGAATCTAAGGCCCTGCTGTTTGCACCAAGCTGTGGCAGCTTCCCATTTGGCCATGTTTTTAATATATTGCTCTTGGTTGTATCGGCTTTTGCCCACCGACTCTCTTAGTGTTTGACTCTGCGGTTTTACTTCAACAACTTCTGCATGTTTCTTACCAGTTTTGTCCTTGTAGACCACAAAGAAATCAGGCACATATATTGTGTATTTGCCCGTCAAGGGATCTCTATACGGTATCTGTATGCTTTCGCTGGCCCAATTTTCTACACCTTGATGCTCATCCAACATGCGCATGAACACAAATTCCCATGAACTACGAGCCAATGGTATTTTCTTGCCGACATACTTGTCGGGATTTTTCATTTCAAATCGTCCCTGTGCAAATTTAGACATTAGGCAGCGATATTTCTAGTCTTATTGTTATCGACGTTTTGAGTTCTATATCCCAATATAGATGTAGGCACGCGATTGTTGTTAAGTATTTCTGCAACTATCTGGCTCAATGAAACTCCTGGAAAATTCTTTAGTGTATCTAAGATTTGAAAAATAGGTGTATTGTCGAGCTTGGCCTGTCTTAGTACCACTGCTGCAGAAGTTGAGGCAGCATCAAGATCAAATCCAGCCTGTTGAAAAAAGCTCACTGCGGCAGAGACATCGTTGGAGGGAAACTCTAGAGCAGATTCGCCATAGTTTTCAAAATACAATTTGGTAGCAGCGGCGCTGTCTTCAATGGTCTGTGATGGTAAGTTTGTAGCCATGGTTAATTACCTGTGATATTGCGTTGTCTAGCATTAGTAGTAGCTTCTGTTGTAGCACTTTTAGGAAACACAGTTCCGACAACTCCGCTGACCTTATCAATTGCTGTTGAAATATTTCCTGGGTTACTTAGTATGTTAATGGCTTCGCTAGCCAATTGCTCTTTGCTGAGATTATTGAAATTTTTGTAGGTGTTAAAAGTTTTGGCCAAGGTGCCTATAAAACCTCCGGGCGTGTTAAAGGCAGCGCCTGTTCCAACATCACCAAAAATCTGTTCAAGCCCATCTAGCACACCACCCTCGCCCGTTAGTGTGGCAACACCTCCACCTGCCACACTCAGTGGACTTGGCACAGTGTCATAATGCAAGGTTGCAAATCCTTTAGGTGTTCCCACAGACACATTGCCTGTGCTGTATCGCACCGCTTCGTATTCCAAGGTCATGGTGCTTTCGTTGAATTCGCTGGCAGAGTAATCCATACCGCCATGGCTCCATGATTTGATTCGGGGGTTTACTAATGTGTAACCGACAAATCGTCTACGACTCATGGTATAGATAGTTACAGATTTAAAAAAATCCACACTCTTGTCATTGTCTAGGCCATATCGAAAATTGTCTTTGTTAGTACCAGTGGCTCTATAATGATTGGATTCGTAGGCAGCGTTGGGATTATGCCTATCGCCGATGTAGTAGCCATAATACAAAGCCCACATGGCACTTATAACATTGTTGCTGTCATCGTGCATGTTGATGTTTACTGGATCATAATTTATCTGTTTATATACGATCTTTTTTCGATTGTATTGATTCTTTATTACAGAATCAAAATTAAATTTCGGAAGATCGGCACTCTTGACCAATAACCCTGCTTCGTTCTTGTGTTTGGCACTGAATGGTGACATGCCTCGCACTGAATTATCCATTTCGAAATATACATAAAACAGGAATTTGGTTTTTGGGCTTAATCGTAGATTGTTGTCAATAAACAATCTAGTAGCGTGGCGATAATTACTCATTTGACCTTTGGGTTTGGTCACACCCTCAATCAAGCCGGAACCGAATTCTGATAGATATCTTGTGAATTTATTTGCCATACAAATATTTATGCCACAAAAAAAGCCCGATTTTTAGTCGGGCTTTTTGAGCTAATATTACTATTAACCTTGTGCTGTAGAAGCGCCTGTAGTAGCTGCACCAATAGTTCTTCCTACTGCTGCGCCAATACCACCTATTGGGCTTACTGCTGCCGCACCAGCTGCAAACTGTGATAGATTATCGTAAACAATCGACAATGCTACAGTCATATGCTCATTGGTGCTGTAGTTTGCATCACCGTAGTCTGCATTTTGAATGAAACATCCATATAGTTCAAATGTTTCTAAAGTGCTCGGCACTAACAATCCGTTGCCCCCGTCAAGAACTTCTATGCGTGTGGTAAATTTGTAGTCAATACCTGAACGTGCTGAAGCCTGTTCCATGAAGTCAAACTGTTTCTGGATCTGCTGTCCTACCATTTTCTGAACTTGACCACTAGCATCATCACGCAATGTTAATGTAATTGGTTCTAATGTGTGTCTGCCAGCCAATTTAACTTTGGAGTTATAGACATCCAGCGTCATTTCTTCAAACGCCACTTTGGGTCTAGTAACATCTTGCACCTGTTTGGTAAGTTCAGTGGCTGCGGTAACTCCAAATCCCAACAGTGTAACTCTGAAGCGATATTTTAATTTTGGCATCAACAGCACTTGAGTGCTGCCAGCTGCGTTGGTAGTTGGAATACCAATGTTATTAAGCGATGTAATTGCCATTTTTAAATTTCTCCTGTGTTCTTGATACGCAATGGAATGTAAATGAACTCAATGGCTTTCACTGGCTCTATGGCGATATCAACATAAAGTTCGTTGCGATCGATACGAGACGGAGTATTATTGCTTTCATCACACACAACCGCAAAGTCGTAGATTGCTCTCAAGCCTACCAATTCCAACAATAGGCTTTCTGCCGCTTGTTTGATTTCATCTCTGGTAATCTTGTCGTTGGGTTCGAACAAATATGGACGAGCCAACTTGTTCAACTGGCTACGTAGATATACTACCAATCGTGCTACGTTGATACGATCTAGTGCTGATGCATTTCTTGCACGAGTCTTTTGACCGTAAGCCACAAGTCCTACTCCGTTGAAGAATGGAATTGGATTGACCTTTAATTCATATAGTGTATCACGTTGGCCTTCGTTGAGTGCTACAGTTTGGAACTCACCTGTGGCAGCATCAATATAACCCACTGCTGTGGCATTTGTAATACCGCCACGACGTGTTCCTGCTGGTGCAAACCATGGGAAGCTGACATTATCGCTGAGTGCGATAGTCTTCAGCATCATGTGACTTGCTGGAACCACTGCATTAGAACCACTTAGGTCAGTGGTAAATCCATTTGGATAGTATGTAGCCAAGTATTCATCATAGGTTACAATGCCGTCATCGCCGTTGTCTGTGACTAATTCTGCATTAGTTCCCCAGTTGTTCAATGATGTAGCATCTGCAGGCAATCTCAATGGAGTATCACCTATGACAAATGCTGTGATACCTCTGTCAATGTTAAGATTAACTAGATTGCTCATTGTTTCTGGATATCCTGGGCAAGCTATGATGTTGAAGTTTCTGCGTTCTTCATCACGGATCTCTTGACTTGTGTCAATCACCGACTTCAAGGCCTGTGTAACTACCTTGCGTTGTGCTTTGCGACCAAAACTGCCTGATCCGTCTTCGTTGTTGCCTGACGCTGTAACCCAACGATCTGGATAGTAGCTTTCCATAGTTTGGCCTGAACCGCTAACAAATGGGTCACCGTTATTAGTACCGCCAGATTGGCTTGTGCGTGGATTATCTGTAGCAGTATCAATATAGTTGTTGCGATATTGCTTAACGTTGCCGCCGCTACGTCTTAGATTCCACAGCAACATACCTTTTGGATATAGTGCTGGATCTGGAGCATCTGGGTCTAGGAAGTTGTTGGTAATCAAGTCGGCAATGTCATCACTAGGTGCTGTAGTAGCTGTACCACCACTTGTACCTTGACGAGCATCTGCAAACAGCACACCTTCTTCTGTGGTTTGATCTGTCTTATCAACCAATTCCCAACGCAGTGTAACATCACCGATGTCGGTCAAATTGCTGTTGTATCTATAAATTGTTGGGAAGTTTTCTAGATCAGCTGTGCTGATCCACAAATCACCTGTGACAGTAACGCCTGACACATATGGATTGCTGGCAGCTACTATTGGTAAGTAACCGGTTCTCTTTGTCAACGCTGTGTCGTCAGTTTGATTAAAATATGGTGCTGTGCTGTGTCTATATCCCACCCATGTGTTGCCATTATGAACCATAATGTCAACATCAGCAAAGTTAGGATTGTACCATAGTTGTTGATCTGCTGCTTCATTCAATGGAGCATCTGGACTGGCTGAGAATCTTGGATCTTGTGCGGCTAACGGCTGATAACCTGAAGCTAGATAGTCTTGTGCAGCACCTGCAGCAAGATCTTCTGCGCCTGCAGCACCACTACCCAATGAAATATTGTAGAAGTTTTCTGTGCCAGCTCTGGTCTTGATGTTGTATGGAGTGAATAGAGTCGACAATGGATTACCTGTGCTGTCTGTGAGTCTAAAATCGCCACCGTCATTGTGAGTAATTACCAATCTGCTCTGTGTTAGGGTAATCTGCACCACAGAGGCTTCGATGTTTGTGAAGCCGGCTGCGTTGATAGCAGCAGCAAACTTGTCTGCATCGCTGTTGTCGCCTGTAGGCGCATTTCCCGCGGCTGTTGACAAAGTAATGGTTTTGGCAGCATCTAGAGCCAACTGTCCTACTATGCTTTCAGCCAAGGTAAATGTTCTAGTAGAAGCAGCGGTAAAGGTTCCACTTTTGATAATGTTGGATGTAATGCTGGTGCCCTGACCTATACCTATATGTCTATACCACATACGGAATTCAGCTGTGTCTGGAGTTGCGTCAAATCCACTGTGTTCTTGTGCATTGCTCTGTACAAACACTGTATCTGCTGAGATGTTAGCACCACCTCCACTGCGATCTAGATAGTAAAGTGCAGCATTGGTAGATGCATATATAGGAGCTTCTGATGCTACCCACGATAATGTAGCTGAACTCCACTGCTTGGCTCTCCATCTAGCGCCGTTGTTTGGCTCTGTGGTTTTAATCCATACAGACCCTGTAGCATATCCCTGCAATGAGGTTGGGTTATCACTGCGCTTGTAAGTCGGCACATCTGTGTGCGGTGATTGTTGCAGTTTAGGGCTGAGGTATAATCCGGTGTCAATGCCAATGGTGCTCCAGCTTGCTGTGCCATTTTCTAACTTTATCTGTCCATCAGCAGACAATGCACTGTCTCCAACTTCAACATTAGTGTTTTCTCCTAATGATCTACCATCGGAATAGATGTATAACTTATTACCCAACATCTTTGCTGTTACACCCACGATACCGGGTGAATTGATGTTGTTTGCGATTTGTGTTAAAGTTCCTGCAGTAATTTGTTGGGCGTTAACGAATAAAGTGCCCGACAGTGTTCCCGAGTATGTGTTACTTACTGCTACTGGCCAGCTGGCTTTCCACGCATTGGAACCTATCAATACCCATTCGCCTGCATCAACTGGTGTGCCGCCGGCACTTACCCCGCCATTGCCTGGAGACTTGTAATATATTCTTGCCAAGTCATTTGCAGTTGTATATGCAGCAGCTTCACCTACAGTTTGAAATACTACTGCATAATCTCCGATCTGTCCTACAGATGTTTTAGGAGCATTGTTTTCAATTTTAGAAGGACTGTCTGCATCTGTTAGCACTAACGGTACTTTGTTAGTAAATTTCTGTCCGCCGGCTGTTGATGCTGCGGCACTGTTCCACTCTTGGATACCCCAAGTTGTGGCCTGTGTGTCCATCCACCATTTGCCGTTTACAGGGTTCGCTCCCGGGGCATCTACTTCTGCTGCGAGTTGGTCTAGATCTACATCAGCTCGAACAATAAATGCCGCGTTGCTTACACCTAGCAAACTATAGGCTGCTAATAGTCCATATTCGTTGCGCTCTGAACCATGGATAGGAGTTGAACTCGCTGTCTGTTCAAAGAACGGAATCCCAAAAAGATCTGTGAGATCTCTCTGACTCGTAATTTTAAATGCCTTGCCAGCATTTGCTTTGGTTGTTGCTGAAGCTGTGTTTGTTCCAGCTCCGTTTGTTTTATCTTGGGCTGTAGCTACGACGATAAGAGGAACCGTACCAGGTTCTGCTGGTGTATAAAAACTCTCGTCGATTACCGTAACTTGTACGCCTGGTGATGTTAGTGCCATATCGCCTATTCTCCTGGTAATAGTTGCTCATAATATTTAGCATACTATTCCAAAAACAGCAAGTTAGGCACCGAACAAAAGGGGTCTAAAAGGGTAAATATCAAATGCGACCACTATGCAAGGCCTGCGCACAGCGACCTAGAGCCATTAATTACTACAAAGACACTCGTGCCTATTACAGAACACTGTGTGAAATCTGTCTAGCACACGGTGCAAGTGCTCATGTTCCACGTTGGCAACGAGCAGGATACAAACCCAAACCCGTGTGTGAAAAATGCGGGTTTCGATCTCAACACGCCGAAGTATTTCGAGTGTTTCATGTAGATGAAAATCTCAACAACTGCAGACCCTCAAATCTCAAAACCGTGTGCTTGAACTGCGCTGCTATCTTAGGCAAAGAGGGTATAACTTGGAGGCAAGGCGATCTTATTGCTGACTACTAGGTTTGCACTCTGCTCGTAAAGTTCATCGATGCTGCCATTGTTGTCGATGATCTTGTCAAAATCACTGCCCAGCCATGCCCATTCCGATGCATGTATTTTACGCATCTTCATGGCGTTTAGCCCTACATTATTGCCTTGATTGGCGCTGATAGCATCCTCATACCAGTCAGGCAACTCACCACGCTGCACCCAAACAATTTGGCCGCCTGCATCTTTAATTGATTTAATTTCATTGGGGAAACGGCAGTCTGAAATTACAATATGATCTTTGCTGAGACGCAGTTTGTTTTCTAATGAAGCAATCCATATGTCGTCGTGGAACGACCTACGACAGACTTCTGTTCCCCAGTATTGTAGAACCCATCTAGGAGTTAATGTGGGCATGTCTAAACGTGCTGCCCACCAAGGATCTACTTGTTCACGCCATTCTCGAGCCTGTGCTGTGCGCCCTTCCAGCATGGTTCGATCCCAGCCAAACACGCTGGCCACGGCATCTTTGAGTGTTGAAGCAAAACTTTCTCTGCGAAATTCGTGAAAATTAACTAGATAGTCGGCTACAGTGTCTTTGCCCGAGCCTATGAAACCGCATACACCTATAATCATAAATTGTCCCCTTTAGAACAATTATAATATAGATTAGTTATAAGGTCAACCAGTTATCCAGGTATATCCGCTGCCGCCGGGAACCAATTTCATCAGATCGTCGGTGAGTTTTTCCATCTCAGTTTGACCTTCTGTGATCAGTGCTGTACCATTGAGTTGAGTACCACCCTGCGGACCTGCGATCTGTCCAAACTTGCTTCGAGCCTGTCCTAGCATCATTTTGCAGTTGGCTAACGCATAGTCTTTGATCCACTGTCCGGAATACACATCATCAATAATCACAAAGTCAGGTCGGCTATTGTATACCTGCAACATCACAGATTCTTCGCCGCGAGGACGTTGATGTATGATCAGCTTGTGACTCTGTGGATGCCATGTGTAGTTAATAAATGAACCAAACATCTTGCCTACCAATTCTTGATACTGTGCAAACAGTTCATAGGTTAGCAAGCCGCCCATATTCGTTGAACTCAACAAATAGGTATTGGCATAGGCCAAGTTAAATGGCTCAAACACCGTTCCACCCGTTCCATTACCCGTTCTTGATCCCACCGATCTGCGGAATATCTGTCGAACCTGCTGTATTTCTTTGGGCAGGATATATTCGTTGGTGCTTTCTGTGAGGGTTAAAAACGCATAACTTTCTTCCACAGCGTTGTCGCTACGCTGACGGAAAACTGCTAGAGCACGATTAAGTGCTGTGTCGTAGTGGATGGGATCTAGTTCTACATCTACCATACCATCGCCTAGCATGGTTTTGCAGTAGTTGTATACGGAATTTTTGGCTTGATCTGATGTGCTCATACGAGTATTTATCGTAGCGGTAAATATATGACTATGCCAAGACTCAGTTTATACCGGCCCGAAAAGGGCAACGATTTCCGCTTTATTGATAAAACCGCCTGGGAAATGTTCCAAGTTGGCGGCACAGATGTGCTGGTGCACAGATATATAGGTCCTGGCACGGCCATACAAGGCGATAGTCCTAGCACTCCTACCTACGCCACTGATAACGTAGCAAACATACAGGATCTGTTATTTTTAGAAAATCGAGATCGCAAATATGATCCTGATGTTTATGTCATGCGCGGTGTATACAATATATCTGATATCGATTTTAATCTCAGCCAGTTTGGCCTGTTCCTACAGAATGACACTATTTTTATCACATTCCATATCACCGATACTGTAGAAAAACTAGGTCGTAAAATTATAGCAGGGGATGTGATAGAACTGCCGCATCTCAAAGACGAATACGCTTTGAATGATTTAACTTTTGCCTTGAAACGTTTCTTTGTGATTGAAGAAGTTAGTAGAGCAGCGGAAGGATTTTCAGCCACATGGTATCCACATTTATATCGTGCCAAGTGCAAACCATTAGTAGACAGTCAAGAATTCAAACAGATTCTAGACGACATTGCAGACCGAGAATTCTTCAAAGGCACTTATAATTCAACCATAACTTACTATCCCGGCGATGTTGTATTAGCCGACAATGGCAAAAAATATCAAGTCATACAAGAAGTCACTGGTGTGGCTCCGCCTAATAATACCTATTATGCATTGGCAGATACATTGCGAGATGTGATCAGTACCTATGAAAAAGAAATGCAGATCACTGCCGCGGTGTTAGATCAAGCAGAAGCAGACGCACCACGCAGCGGTTACGATACCAGCAAGTATTATACTCTACAGAGAACCAACGACGGTACCGCAGAATTAGCCAGTGTAGATGCATCGTTGGTGACTGTTGACGCAGCTACACAAGCCACTGATGAAAATGGAGTTCCCCAATTTGACTCAGATGGTAATCCAATATTTGTTGGTCAGACTGCTAGCTCGGTGATATTACCGGCGGATGGTGATGGCTATGAAGGTTATCTAACCAAAGACGGTTTACCTCCTAACGGTGCTCCATTTACCGCAGGCATTTCTTTTCCAAACAATCCTGTTAATGGACAATTTGCACTGCGAACAGATTATCTTCCTAACAGACTGTTTAGATTTGACGGAGTAAGATGGCGCAAGTTTGAAGACAATGTGCGCACGACTATGAGCAATCTTGGAGCCAGTGATGTAGCAGCCGGCGAACCTTTTGCAGACAAAGATGTGCGTCAGACACAAAAATCTACATTCATAAACAATCCCACTGTGAACACCATAGACGGTCACACAGTTAAAGAAAAGCAGAGTCTCAGCAAGGCTCTAAGACCTGAGGCAGACCTATAATGGATTTTCACTACGACGGACAGATACGACGGTATGTCACGCAGTTCATGCGTGTGTTCATTGGATTTAAATATCAAGCAGGCGATGGCGAACAACGACAGATTCCTGTAATGTATGGCGATTTGACCAGACAGGTAGCCAGCATTATCAAAGATAATTCTGAAAACAAAATGCCTACGGTGCCGAGAATAGCTTGTTATATCACAGGCATTGAGATGGATACTAACAGGCTCAGTGATCCCACATTCGTGTCTAAGATACATGTGAGAGAACGCAGATTCACAGACGCCAGTGGCACAAGAGAATATTCGGGCGCACAGGGCGGCAATTACACTGTTGAAAGGCTCATGCCTACTCCATTCAAACTGACCATGAAAGCTGATATATGGACATCCAACACCGATCAAAAATTACAGTTGTTGGAACAGATATTAGTGCTGTTTAATCCCAGTTTAGAACTACAGACCACTGACAATTATATAGACTGGACCAGTCTCAGCGCCATGTATCTAACCGGCACTAATTTTTCCAGTAGGACAATACCTCAAGGCGCAGAATCAGATATAGACATCTGCAGTCTTGATTTTGAAATGCCTGTGTATATATCACCACCGGCCAAGGTCAAAAAACTAGGCATAGTTCAAAGCATAATAGCCAATGTGTTCACAGAACAGGGCGATGTGATGGATCTTTCAGATCTAATATACAACACTTCTCAATCCAGTATGACCCTAGTTACTAAAACTTATGGTAATTATCGAGTGTTACTGTTCAAATCTAACACAGGAACAGTCAATGATAATCAATATGATCTCACACTCGTGAATCCATTAGATGCTGTGCAGTCATTGGGGCTGAGTCAGAAAGAATTTAAAAATGGCGAACCGGTAGAGTGGTCAAAGATTCTAGAGATACAAGGCGGCTATGTGCCGGGCAGTGAGATATGGTTCAAAAAAGCCAGTGGCTATGAGATTGTGGGCACGTTTGTGATCAATCCTCTAGACCAGACTGTTCTCACGGTGACTTTAGATGCAGACACATATCCTGCCAATGACGACATTGCCAGTAGTATCCCCGGCATAGCTGCTAGAGGCACGGTAGATGCTATCATAGATCCTTACAAGTATAATCCGTTAGAAGTCTATGGATCATACTCGCAGATACCAGTAGGTTTAAGATTCTTGATGTTAGACGATGTCAACAACAGTGAGAATCGTGGAGGTTACATTAACCTTCCTTCTAATCCTGCAGACAGCACAAACATACCATATAGAGGTCCGCAGGCCTGGCGTGATCCTAGTAATAACGATTCATCATGGGAAAATCAAGACGGCACGGATCCTGTGATCACAGCCAACTCTATTGTAGAGTGGACTGGGCAAACCTGGGCCACAATTTGGAATCCTGAAGATCATACATTGGAAGATGCAGCTATTGCAGGTGAAGATTTCTCACCCACACATATTCAAAATATCCGCACAGGCATCAAATACAAATGGGATGGCACTCAATGGCTCAAAGCATTTGAAGGTGAATATCTGCCAGGAGAGTGGAACTTCAAGACAGTGGGCGGATAAGTATCTGCATGCAACAGCGTGCCGGATTATTATTTTTAGCTAAAACCACAGGTCGCATATTTCTAATCTTAGATGATGAGCGATGGACTGTGCCTACCTTTCAACGCAATAACAGTCTTCTAGAGGATGCAGACGCATTGTTAACTCAATACGCACAGGGGCGTATAGTTCCTATCGAACTGTATCTATCTGAAGATCGCGGGTTTGAGTATGGCACCTATGTGTGCGTGGTCGATCAAGAGTTTTTGACTATGGCGTCAAAGACTGTATGCTGGGCTGATTTAGATTGCCTTCCCAAACAACTACACTCGGGATTGAGAACTACATTAAATAATCAAGTAATACGTGTGAAAATAGAAACCATATTGGAGTTAGAAAATGTCAAGTCTGTTACAAAAATCTAGTAGATTCCAGGAAGATTATGAGCGATATCGCACAGCCATCGACACAATGCCTGATGGTGCAGCTAAACAAGAATCTCAACAACTATTGAATAAACTTGTTGCAGAAATAAAAAAATTAGATAGCATGCATATGGAAATGATCTACAGTCGTCAGCTACCTACCATGGGCAGTGAAATGAAACAAGATATCACAGCTATAAGAAAAAAATTAGAAACTAGAATCAGAGACTGGTCACAGGCACAAAAAAACTAAACAAAATTTATTGAGCATTGTGCAAAATTGTTCCTTTTAGAACCCAACTTACACTTATACGTCTAGGTTTAGTTGACGCAATCGGTCTATGACTTAGATTAGAATCAAAAAATATGCCTGTGTTTTCTTTGTGGAAACATTTTTGATGTTCAAATTCAGTCCCGCCATTGCTATCATCTACATAATAAAGTAAACTATATGTTCCAGGTAATTTATAAGAGTTATCATTATGCCAGGCAGTGACCTGACCAGCAGTGTAAAAATTTATCATACAGTGATTTAAAAAATCAATTTTAAACCATTCTTTATTTTGATCTAACCATCGATCAAGAACATAGGTCAATGATTCTACTCTGTTCCAATTATTGATGTTTTGTTGTTTATTAAATGTTAACTTACCAAATGCCGCCTTTTCTAAATCGATTTCACCGGTTGCATAACTTGGAAAATTCCAATCTAACATCGGATTTAATACTTGTTCTTTAACTATAGAATGCAACCATTCGTCTGTGAATTTGTTATACTGTTTAATCATTTTTGCAATCGTTGTCGTTCTATCAACACATTCAAATTGTCTTTGGGCTCAAATTTTAATGTTGGAGCATCTAAATTTAAAAAACTGGTCTTATCTAATAGGCCTATTGTTCCATTCACCCAAGTGTTAAAAGATAAACTTATCCTATCAGTGTCAGCTATTGATCTCATTACAGAATGTTCTAAGTAGGACGGAAATATCAATAATGTTCCTTGTTTGATTTCAACTGTGGTGCTATGAGTGTTATATTGATTATATTTGATAGGAAACATCTTTAATGAGCCCCAAACACAATTTTTATCTACGTGAAATTCAATAGGTGCAGGATCCTCTGTGAAATATAGAACTCCGCTGACAATGCTATTCACATGATGATGTTGATAATGATATGCACCTGTTGTGGTACGATTCAACCAACTGATAGTAGGAAACAACTGATTAGATATAGACATTACCTCTCGAGCATATAGATTCAACTGTGTTTGCACAAAATCACATACTCTTGACATTTCAGGTAAATGTATGATATCAAATCTATCCGATCCTACACATCTTCCTGGTTCATCTTTGTATCGAGAATACAAAGATGACTGTTTTACAAATTCTAATTCTTCGTTGGTGAATCCTTGTATCTCTGCAACAAATAATGGAGTTGGAAATAACGGAATAACATCATGTGTCATAGAAACCGCCTTATCTAAATTTTAAATCAAAGCCAATTATAGTTTTGATTGTGTGTGAATTATTAGGCAACGTGTAATGTAAAATATTACTCGGTACAATAATCATTAATCCTTCACTGGCTTCAATATTCTTTATCTCTGTTTGATCAGTTATGGGATTATTTACAGGATTAATAAAATAAGTTGGACTGTGTAAGGTTTCATCGTAATCTAAATAGATGATTCCCGAATATCCCACCCCCGAGTGATTATGAGGGATATGAAATTCATCTTTTGCATAAGACACTGTCCATACGTCGCCTATATCTAATGATTCTACTTTAATTTCATTAGAAAACAGAGCCAGTTCATTCTTAAAAATTTCAACAAACTCAGACTGATAGCTGTTATTACCTCGATCGCTTGCAAACAATTGACCGGGCTTTCTTACCAATGCCGCTGCATTAATTTTTTTTGAAATTTTTTCTTTCTTTGATTCCCAATCATTGATATAATAACTATAAAATTTTGTTTCAAACAATGTACTTTGCACTATTGATTTCCCTGAAAATATGATTTGATCTTAGCGTAATTTCTTACGAAAGTATTGTTCATCAATATATAATTTATCGTTAGTTCTTCTTTGCTAATATCAGTTCTGATTTCTAATTCCAAGGAATTCTTAGGAACTGCAATTAATTGTGCAAGGGGGGTGCCAGCTTTGATCACGGTTTCCTCATTGAGGTTGTGCCAAAATACCGGAACATTTATGTTATTGATTCCGTAGTCACTTGAATAAATCCCACTTAGAGCAGTGAATCGATTTTCATCGGCGTAGAATACAGAAGTTTGTATTAAAAGATAATCACTGGGAATTTTACAGCACCAGCCAGTGATAAATTTTATCACAGATCGGCTAGAATGATTCGGCCAGTTTTGAAATGTTTTAAACAAACTGTCTTGATGTTCCTCAATCGCCGGACTGCCGTTGATTTTTTCTTGATCAATAGGAGTTCTCCACTGTATTTTATCCTGTGACGAATCTGCTTTGACGTAGATATCTTGCCATGCTCGCACTACAAACCCTTGACTCTGTAAGATGTTGATTCCGGGACAATTAGAAATGCTGTGTATGGCATGCCCGAGATTATTTTTTTGATTTTTAAATTCTCTAGCTGCTTCCTGTTTCCAATTATGCACGATTTTATCTGCAGATAAAATCGGCATTGTCTTATCGATGCCAGGTATAGTGGGATAAAATATAATCTTTTGTGCAGTCATGTCTTTGATTATAACACATCAACACAGATTTTACAAGCAATCATTAACTCAAAACAGAGTTGTTGTCAACACCCCAGACATTTTGACAAATAATTTCCATGTTAATAGAAACTCTATAATCTAAACTAAATGATTGATGAGGCTGATGGTTAAGATATCCTGGAAAAATAATCAAATCACCAACGTTGGGTCTTATATTATAGATTTCATGAAAGTTATTATCATAAAAACTTAGAGACCCTTGATGTCTATCTGCAGTCTCGGGTATATTCAAATAGTAAACAGCATTAATTACACAGGTATTTAGGTGATTATGGATGCCACCTTTGTAAAAAAATTTGTTCGTTACATAACCCCAACAGCTGGCAAGATTTCTTTGATCTAATTCTAGTGGACCAAAATGCTGGTTGGCAATATGAAAAAAATCTTTGTATAAGGTGTGAAACACTCCCGAAGAATCGTTGATTTGAAAATTATTTCCGGTGTTGTAGTCTGCCTTGTGATGTGCGGCTAACACCTGTGTCTTCATCCAATCAATTGGATAAGATTTTAACCCTTGGTGTAAAAATATTGGTAGAGTTGAGTCTACTCGATTCATGCGAACAGATTATATAACTTATTCGTTGTCGGGTGGGGCAGGATCGTAGTATTTCAGCAGGTCTTCGAATGATTTTTTATGAGCAGATGCTCTTCTTGATAATTCAATAAACCACTCTGCTAAATGCGGCAACTTGTCTTCTCGAGCATCATCTGCATATTTTGTATACAGCTCAACCGATGCTTGCATTTCAGAAGCAATTGCAGTTTCCAATACCTGGGTAATATGCATTGATGGCTTTCCAGTATCTGGATCACCTAATCCACCTAAAATAGCTTCTTTTAAATGGCCTTGAGCAAACATATGTTTTTCTTCGGCAATCTGTTTAAAATAAGCTGTAGCATTTGCATCTTCATATTTTTCAGCCACAGTAGCAAAATAGTGATATCTATCATTAGATCGTGCCTCGGCAGCAAACGCCAGTTTAAGATTGGCTGCAGTCTTGCTATTCAATGCCACTGGAATAGCCAACGGTGTATTTGGATCAAGATCAGGGGGCGGAATTAATGGTTCTTGATATCCCTCTGGGACTGGTAATTCTGTGTTCATGTAAATGATCTCCGGAATGAGTAAAATTATATAGTGTATTTATGCTATGCGTTGATCACAAGAGTGTTATTATTGAAATTACCTTTGATGAAAGTATTAAAAGAAATACTCAATCGTTCGTTGTTTGTGGTATTTACAGGCACACTGTGAAAGAGAGTGGAAGGAAAAAGTATTAACATTGCATCTTCAACAGGAATCTGCCATTCTATGCTGTTAAATGGTGTACGTTCGCTGCACTCAAACTCCATAAAAAACGGTGATGTTAGCCTGTTGAAACAGATAGAATTTTCACTGTCTGCAACATTCACATAGTATACTCCTGAAATCACGCTATTTCTGTGATTGTGCAGATCGTGTGGTTGTCCTTTTTTATTTTGATTTTTCCAGGAATTTGTCATATAAAATTGGCAGTTTGTTTTAATCACTTCTCGAGCATAATTATGTACATGCTCCATGAATATGTTTTTCAAATCTGAGAATACATCGCTATCAAGCAGGGTTGAATTAACAGATGTCTGATTGCCTTGTCTACTTATAGAGGTTACGGTATTAGTGTCATATGCAATTCGTTCAGCCGCTGATAACTTTCTAAGATTGATTCTATAGATAGCTGCAGGAAAAATTGGAATAATTTGTGGATTCATGATCTCATATACTTTGCAAACGAGTATTTAATTCAATAATTTCAGATTCAAAAATAAATTAGCTATTATCAACTATTTGATTTATAATGTCAGAATTGAAAGAAAATTAAATACTGGCAAAGTTTTTAATCTGAATAGTTCCAATCATAGCAGCATGAACACTACACTGATATCTGTAGCTACCAGTAATTGAATCTGGAATCTTCCAATATAGTGTGCCCGATGTTTGACCTTGAGCCGACGCTCCTGTAGTTACGGTGCCCCCTGTGGTCACGTGTACCAATCCTGTGTTATAATTTGCGCCAGCGCCGTCTTGTATCAAGAATGGATGTCCAGTCACATTGAGATTGAAAGCTATGGTGGTGCCATTGATGGCATAGACTGTAGGATCGTCAGTGGTGCCATATTGGTCAAATCTGTAAGCACTAGCTCCGTTGTTTGTGACATTAAGTCTTGTTATTGCCTGTAGATAAAATTGGTCTATGGTGAGATCTGCACGATCACTTAGTCCGGTGAATGATGTGGCGCCTGCGCTGACTGTGCTGGTAATTGTCACTGTGTCTGTGCCGGCATCCGTGGTTATTGAGATCCCTGTGCCTGCAGCTATAGTAAGAGTGTCAGTGGCCGAATCTGCTACCACAGAACTCTGCCCAGCTACTGCTATTGTTTCAAAAGTGTTTTGGCCAGTACCTGAGTTGGTAATGGTCACAGTGTCTGTACCTGCATCTGTGGTAATAGTAATGCCTGTACCTGCCACCAGTGTTAGTGTGTCTGTGGCTGAATCTGCTACAACATTCGATTGGCCTGCCACAGATATAGTGGCAAAACTGTCAGATGCTAATCCTCCGCCCGAAACAGTAGCCCATGTATTGTCGCCTCTAAGGTAGGTGCTGGCACTAGGTGTTCCTGACGACCCGAGTCTTCCGATGGGTACTGTGCCGCTGGTGAGTTGTGTAGCATTTAATGCTGTGAGATTAGCCCCGCTGGCCGCTGGTAATGTTGCAGGAAGTGCTGTGAGATTTGCGCCACTCACTGCAGGCAACGTAGCCGGAAATCTGGCGTCCGGTATGGTGCCTGAAGTCAACTGCGTAGCATTTAACGAAGTAAGTGCTGAACCTCCACCACTGAAGTTAGTGGCCGTAAGTAGTCCAGCATCTGATATGGTTGCAGAGCTGGTTTGTATGATAGTACCGGTAGTACCGTCATAGCGTACAATAGCATTATCGACATATCCGCCACCACTGCTAAGAACATCTCCTGTACCTGCTCCCGAAGCTCCTGCTGGCCCTTGCGGTCCTACTGGCCCAGGTACACCTACAGCAGAAGTATTCTGTCTTGTGCCGTCTGCAAATACGATTTCATTGCCTACTACCACATCTGATTCAAAATTTACAGCAGGAGTTACAGTGATAGCTGTGCTGTCTGTGCTGTCTATGGTGTTAGCAACAAATGTTATGTTGCCTGTGCTGGCTGTGCTGGTAATTGTAATGGCATCTGTGCCAGCATTAGTTGTGAGGGTTATACCTGCGCCTGCCACTAGTGTCAGCGTATCTGTGGGGGTGCCCGCAGCCACTGAGCTTTGCCCTGCTACTGCTATTGTGGCAAAACTATTAGACTCTAAGTCTGTATCATTAATCCAATTTGTGCCGTTATACTTCAACACCTGGTTAATTGTTGGAGTTGTTAACACAACATCACTCAAGTCATTTAGTGCGCCTCCGCTACCGGTTCCTGATCCAGGATCTGCTACTGCTATTGACTGACCCATGGCCAAGTGATTCCAACACCAATAGTAGAGCAAAGCTGGCGTAGAATTAGTGACTGTGATACGCACCTGCCGTGCAGTGGCTGTGGCAAACATATTACTGTTATACACTGCCTGTGTAACATTAACATTATCTAGGTAATATTGCACATCTACAAGATAACTTGTGCCGCCGCCATTGTTTCCACTGAGATTATCTGCGGAAAAATTCAAAGGATGCTGATTTACTGTAGTTCCATTGACGTTAGGAAAGTAGACGTTGGTAGGATCGTCCTGAACAAACACATAGGTATAGCCCACTACAAAATTCAGTATAGGACGATAAACACCGTTAAGATTGTATTTGTTGCCTGTATCGCCGCCTTGAGGACCTGTGATTGTTACCTGATATGTGACTGTAGCCAGTTTAGAAACCACAGACTTAGATCTAAAATCACTGGTTGACACATTGGCAAGATCTCCTCTAGCTAAATTTAATCCGCCAGTGGATGATCCGTTGTAAATTCTAAGGGTATTAGCTGTTTGATCGTAAAAAACTTCACCTCTTAGCCCTGACTTTCTGTTCAGAAATTCAGCGTCTCTTGGAATTATTCTTACTGCATCGGATACGGATATTTTGGCCATTGATATTCTTTGTTATTAGTCTATTATTTATTCTAAAAATGCAGACTGGATACCTATAAATAAACAGTGACTTTGACTATCAAAATACTACAAGATGACTGCGCTGTGAGTCCTGTTTTTCTCAAAGCCGTGGAATATCTTATAGAAAAACAAAATAATACAGATCAGTTGTCTTTAGATCTACAGTCTGTGATTAGACATCACTGGCAAACAGAATTTAAATCATCAATTTCTGAAGATTGGAGTTGCATTGAGTTTTCAAATAGTTTAGATCTGATGACTTTTTCATTGAAATTCAGTTGATTTCATCTACCCATACATTGTTGGTAGCAAGATCTATATCATATGTTGCAAGAAATTCCTGAACCCTATTCGAAGCATCTTTTCCAAAAAATGTCAACGAATGGAACTTTGTTTCCGCTAACACAGGATAATAAACCAAATAGAATTCACAATAAGGATCCCAGGCAGCGTATACACCTATTACACCTGGTTTAAAATAAATTTCTTCCCAAACTGTTATATCTGCAACACAAGGAGTAGCAGTAGTTTGCAAATTGTTAGACGAGATGTTTTGACAATAATTTTTATAAAACTTGTGACTGAATATCTCGTCGCTGGAAATAAAACGGGTGGCCATAATCAGTATTTATGAAATAATTCCGTTGCTCTCTTAAATAGCATAGCTCGTATAAAAGGACAACAATATGACCGTGGTAATAAACAATTTTTTTCCTGGGGAACTACAGCCAAGCACTGTGATAGCAGGTTGTATTGCCATTTATGAAAATGCCTGGCCGAACCCAGAGAACACTATCAAGATGGTGGAAAACGCAGCTTCTAATTCAGATTCCGGAGTGCATTGGCAACGAGCCGAAACCACTCAGGAAGGACCACATCAAACACACAGAACAAACAAAATGATGGGAGTTACTCATCTAGCAGGAATTACCAATAATGCTGTATTACAAAATGTTCATAATCAGTTCTATATGTTATTATTAGCAGCATCAATTCCCTATGCTAAAAGATTTAATATCAAGGAAGGTCTTTGGCACGAACATTATCAAATGTTAAAATACGATCAAGGCGAAGAATACAAAGGACATTATGATGGCGGAACTCCTATAGGAAGAGCAATATCTTGCTTGTGTTATTTAAATGACAATTTTGAAGGAGGTGAGTTGGAATTTCCTAATTTTCACGTAAAAATTAAACCTGAACCCGGAATGTTAATTTTGTTCCCATCCAACTATGCGTATCTACACATTGCACACCCAATAACATCTGGCACAAAATACAGCATGGTAACGTGGATCAAGGATAGAGAAATATAATATGTATTTTCCTTCTCTGTGTGTAGATAATTTTTATAACGATCCGAATGTGATCAGAGAGTTTGCGTTATCTTTAGAATTCAAAACAACTTCTAATGTGCCATGGCCTGGCAAAAGATCACCTTCCCTAGATTCTGTAAATCCTGTATTTTTTAAAAATTTCTGCGATAAGCTATTTTCCCTGACCTTTGATTTTAAAAAAACCAACAGTGTTAAATGGGCTGTGGAAACCTACTTCCAAATTGCAGAACCAGATCAATACTCATCAATCAATCAAGGATGGATTCATGCAGACTATAAGCCATATGCTGGGGTGATATATCTCACTCCCGGTATAGATACGGGCTGCGGCACTTCGTTGTTTAGACCAAAAAAACCATTTGATATACCGATCAATCTAGAAGAAAAACAAGATATGTTTTTGAACTTTGATAGAACTAAAACTGATTTCTATAATGAAAAGCTACAGGAAAACAACAGTCTATTTGAAGAAACTGTGAATTTTAAAAATATCTATAATAGAATTGTTGCCTATGACGGATTCCAGTATCATGGTGTAAATAAATTTACAGGGCATGATAACAGGCCCAGACTTACACAGGTATTTTTTATTCAAGAAGTAAGTTCTGATTATTTTCCTATTCCTGCATCGAGACAAATATTATTATGAAATTTCCGTATTTTTTTACTAGACAAGAAGAAGTGGTAGTAGACTGCTTTACTCATCTTGCACATGCCTACGACTACGCTAAAATTGACTGGGCTATGAAGTATGCTCCGGATTGGTGGAGACAGTTGCCATCAAAAGTGCCAGACTCTGATCCCCCTTTGGTAACCATAAAACATTGTAACGCAATTATAGAATACTATAAAAAAGGCATAGCTATTCCTTCATGGTTTGAAATGAATATGATGGTAAATCCCATAGGATCTGAAAAAGAGTGGGAATGGGTGAGTTCTAACGGGGACGTTTCTACTCCTACTAATCATCCAGGTGTGCAATTTCCTGGCTTTGCTGGCCAGCATGGTCATAATATAAAACTTATTTCTCCCTGGGCAATTAAAACTAAAAAAGACATGAATTTTACTTGGACTGAACCGTTATGGAATATGCAAGACACCCATGGAGTTATATCAGTATTGCCTGGCTTAGTGAACTACAAATATACCCATGCCACTGAAATTAACCTATTTGTAAAACAGACCAAAGAATTGCAAACTTGCACCATACTGCCGTTGACTCCACTGGCTATTATGCACCCTATGACTGAAAAGAAGATCAAACTTGTGCATCATTTGGTCACTCAGTCCGAATATCAACGAGTATTTGGCATTGATAAATTTGTGATGAAAAGAGATGAATATCGTGATTCTACTCAACTTTATAATAACAAAAAAAGACTGCATGAAAAAATAGAACAACAAGCACTTGGTTGTCCTTTTCATCAAGGAGCTTCAAATGGAAAATAAAGACTTTTTTGAAAAAAACAAATACTTAGTATTAAGATCCGCAATCTCCACGGAACTAAGAGATTTTGTCACTCAATATGCTCTGTTTGATGAAATGCAAGATTTCACTCCGGAAAAAGCCTTAATGGGCGACGGAGCTCAGTGTGCTGAAGCTCATTCAAAATACTGTGATCCTGCAATGGAAAGCATGTTGTTGCATCTGCAACCTGTGCTAGAACAAGCAGTGGGTTTTTCTCTGTTTCCAACTTATTGCTATTATAGAGTTTATAGAAACGGTGACACACTTACTCCCCATGTAGATAGGCCTAGTTGTGAAATTTCTGCAACTCTGTGTTTCAATTTCAATTACGATGCTGACAAAGTTTGGTCAATATATATGGATGGTAATCGAGTGGATCTACTACCCGGTGACCTAGCAATTTATCGAGGATGTGATGTGCCTCATTGGCGCGAACCTTTCGACAAAGGTCAAGATGCTTGGCAAGTGCAGGCTTTCTTTCATTATGTAGATGCTCATGGACCAAATGCAGAATGGAAATGGGACAAACGTGATTCTTTGGGCATGCTAGGCACCGTCCCTAGTCTAGAACTTCTAAAAGAATATAAAACATCTACTAAACCCGGTGATGCTGTGGCTGAGAAATCCTATATCCAATACACCAAATGATAGACGGTTGGTTCCCCACACTGATCTACAATGATACATTAAATTTTCAACATAGACAGTATCTTGTAAACAAGGCCAAGACCATATATTTTCAGACTCAAGGTCATACTGTTACCAAGTGGGCCTGTGATACCTACAATACTGTGGGATTTTATGATTATAGATCTGATCAAGACACTATAGTTATATCCTTGATTGAGCTGCTTCGAAACAAGGTACACGAATTTGGTAAAAACTACGGTATTAATCTTCCCATCGAAACTCTTTACTGCAAAGACTTTTGGTTTAATCTTGCAGAACCGGGAGCCTATCAAGAATATCATCAACACACACGATCTCATTTCAGTGTTAGTTACTATCTGTCTGTGTTAGAAAATTGTGGAAAAATTCGGTTTAGAAGCATAGAAGCCATGACTGACATGTATACTCTTCCGGTAGAAGGCAATCTTGAAAATTTTGCTAGCAGGAAAACCTGTACGTATGAACCAGTAGACGATTTGCTTTTGATATTTAGATCTAATGTTCCACACATGGTGGAAAAAAATTACAGTAAAGAGCTTAGGATTAGCATTAGCGCAAACTTTGAATATGCCTAGTTCCGGAATTAATCAGACAATGTGACATTGCCTTGCTGTTTGGCTCCACCAGGTTGATGCAACCACAGATCTTTATCGTCTACCCAGGTTTCTTTTACAGCAACTATCATTCCTACTTCTTTGGCTCTGCGATATGCAGCCTGCATGGAACCTGGGCCGTAAAAACATTCAATATTGCCAGGTTTTGCCTGTATCCATTTTCCTGTGACAATATAAAATTCAGCATAGGGCAGATATGCAGCATATAACCCTATGCCTCCGGTTTTGTAGCAAATCTGTTCCCAGATTTCCACATCCTCGATCCTCATTTCTCTATCATATTTCCAATCCACAGTTGGTGGCGCATAAGGAACATCATGATCCATCCAATTCTCATTGAACAATTCATCTTCCCAAGGCGCTGTGAATATGTCTCGATTGGTTTTAAAAATTGCCATTAGTTAGGATACCTTACTACCACTAGGCCGCTGGCACCGTATCCCGAACCTGCACCCCAGCCAATGTTTGGAGCCCAGTATGAGCCTGCGCCGCCGCCTGATCCGGAATTAGCTGTATAGGCATGAGTTACTCCCCATCCTCCGCGAGGATCTTGACTGTATGAATAGTAGCTGTAGCCCCAATTTGGAGTAGATCCGTGACCTCTACCGCCACCGCTGGCTCCATCTCCACCTGGTTCTGAGCTGTTACCACCACCACCACCACCACCTGCTCGAGCTAATGCAGAGCCAGTGATTGAGCTGCTGGTACCAAGTCCACCTTGATGATTCTGACCGGCTTGACTGGACCCACCACCGCCACCGCCCGACCAAGTATATGTGTATGGACTACCTGGAAACCCTTGACCCGGTTGGCTCGAACCGGCGCCGTAGCCGTAGGCTGCTCCGCCACCACTTCCACCGTATTGGCCGGCTGAGCCATGATAATAGCCGCCGTAACCTCCATAGATGCCCTGTATAGGTCCAAGATTACTAGAAGCGCCATTTGCACCGCCATTGTAAGGTTGAGGTCCACCACCTGTGCCAACTGTAACTGGCGTCGTGCCTGTTGTCAGGGGTGTGGTGCCTGATAGGTATCCTCCGGCACCGCCGCCACCATTGCCGTTGGTGCTGTATCCCTGGCCGCCGCTGCCGCCACCGCCAATAACTAGATACTCCACAGTTATACCAGCGGCGGTATTCACCAAATTCATTGCTGAATTTTTGTATTGGTCTTTGACTTTGACATTTAGCTGATGATCTCCCACGGTGGTAAACATGTGAATGGTATAGCCGCCAGCAGTGTATACTTTATCACCGCCAGTGATTTCATAGATAGATTCCGAAATTGCTTTTTCGGGCTGTTGAATATTTGATTGACTTCTTATTGTGCTGATAAAAGGCATATATTTCTCCTATGCTTACGATATAATAAAACTTTGGGCACCAGTTGATGTAAACTGATGAAGTTTATATCCGGCGGGTGTTGTGACTGTACCACCAGTGGCGCTAACGGAACCAGTGACCAAGGTGTGAACTACCAACCAGGTGTCTGTGCTGCGTTTTCTACAAAATAATTGTTCGTTAGCATTCATAGCCCCAGTACCAGTATTTCCTGTGAGTGTGACTCCAGCACCTGCTGTGAGAGCTACACTACCCGTGTTGATTCTAGCTATGCTGATCACTGTGCCTATGGGATACGCCACACTGCTATTGGGAGGTATGGTTATAGTTGCTGAGCTGGTGTTGTTCATGGTAACAACTTTTCCAGCGTCTTCTAATACACAGGTATAACTGCTTGTCTGCACATTTTCTACTTGGAGACTTGTAGCCAGTCCTGCTACTCTTAACTCAGTGACACTTAATGTTCCTGTGCTGGGCTGGAAAGTCAATTTTGAAGAACTACGTCTCACTGAGGTGATAGTAGTATCTGTAGTAGATGTAGTCAACGTCACAAAGTGAGATGCAGCATCAGAGGTATTATCCGTTAAAGATAATCCGGCAGTGGCCCAACTTAACACACCTGATCCATTAGTTGATAACAACTGTGTGTTTGTGCCGTCTGTACCGGGCAGTGTCCAGGTTACATTTGATGAGACTGTAGCTGGGCCTTGAAACGCCACCCAGTTTGAACTATCTGAATCTGCAAATCGAAGATCCCCCTGAGCCTGTAGCTGTGCATCACCAGCTATTTTAAATATGCCAGTGCCGGCAGGATCTATGGTAATGTCCAGATCGTCAGCAGCAGTTAGGGTGGTGTTATCTATATTAAAACCACCAACTCCTGAGCCGCCTGCTGTTCCTGCTGTATGTTTTCTACCCATGGTATTCTCCTAGTTAGGCCGTTGCAGTTTCAATGCCATAGACCACTGCATTGACACCAGTAGCACTGGAACGAACTACCAGTAATTTTGCTGCATCCATAACAATACCGGTGCGTTCTAACACACCTTTAGGAGATAGACTCACGTCATATTCCAGCCATTCAGCGTCAGTGGGTGACGCAGAACTTGCTAGTGCTATTCGTATCAGTGCTGCACTTGCACCACGATTTACCACACTGACTGTTGCCACTGTGAATGTTGTAGCAGGCACTGTATACAGTGTTGTCAGCGTGACTGCTGATAAATCTGCGGTTCCTAATCTTCCTGTTGCCATAATTTATTTCTCCATGTATATATTTAGTTCAAAAAGTAGTTGAATGCCAGGGGAACTCCGGTAACTCCGCCTCTGAATTCAAAATTAGCATTTATTTTAATTGGGCCGCCAGTAGTAGTAGTTATAATGTTAGAACTAATAAACACACTACCTGCTGTGATAGAGTTCACGTTCAAACTTGCACCACCACCTCCAATTTGGCCCGCAATATAAGCTTTGATTGCTCGCTGTGTGGGCACAATATTATCCGAATCTGCTGTAAAGAATGGATCTGTTGAAAATTCAGTGATTGTAGCTGAACCGCCGCCTAGTGTTACGTTGCCCAAGTTAAGTTCTTGCAGTCCGCTAATGTTAAATGCATCTGCATTCAGTGTAGCAATACCAGTGCTTTGCTCGATAGCAAACAGATCACCAACACGGAAGTTACCGTCTTGGTCTGTGGAGGTAAAGAACACTCGACCTCCTCCGTTGTCCACAGCTTCGTTGGCAGGAATAGCAGGTTGATTAGGCGCACCGGGATAATTAGTGTCAATGAAACTGCCTGTGCCTATGTCCAAGAAATCGTGTCCAGTTAATCTAACCTGACTGTATCTAATCCTAGTTTCAACACTAACTCCGTCTGCCGGAGCTTCTGATCTTGTCAGTTGTGGGCTAATTTGGAAGAATGCTGTGTAAGCACCCTCGTTTTCACCCAAGAATGTGATCACGTTGACCAACTTAAAAGTTCTGTCAGGTAGATGACTGAACACCACGTTGGCTCCGGGCACTGGTTGAATGCTGATTCTTCTCAGCGCCACAAACGAACCAGGTTGGAATAGGTTGGAATAACCATCACCTATGTCTACTTCACCGCTACCTGTGACATAACCCGATCCTCTGTTAACAAAACTAGGATTAGCTAACACACCGCTGCCGGTTCTCACGGTCACGGGGGATTCAAATGTGTTATTAGGATCAGTGAATGTAATTGTTGGCGCCGAGGCATATCCCGATCCAGGCTCTGTGATATTAACCTGGAACAGTTTGTCAGCAGCCACTTTAGCACGACCTCTAGCAGTGGCTCCGGTTCTAATATAAGTGGCCACTGTGCCTGTGCTGCCACCTACACCTACAAACAGGCCGTAGCGATTTCTATTACCAAAAGTGATTGCTGAGAAACCGCTAGCTGCCGTAGAAGTAGTTCTAGTGGTCCATGTTACTCCGTCTGGCGATGTTGCTGCTGCTGTAGTTGTGCTCACGGCAAGGAATACTCCCTGACCGTATGTAACTTTGGTCCACGATGCTGTAGCTGGTAATGTGCTAGATGACCAAGTTATACCGTCTAAACTATAGGCAGCAACAGTGCCGCTGGTGCTCGAAATAGCAACAAATCTGTTGTTACCATAGGCGATACTGTTCCAGTTTGACGAACTCGGCAATGTGCCTGCAGTCCATGTTCCTGTAACTGTGGTTGATGTGGCATGATTGGTAACATTAGTGCCGCTCTTAATTGCAACAAATCTATTTTTACCGTAGGCTATGGCTGTGAATCCAGTCGTGGTCAATGTGCCTGTCTGATCCCATGTTTCGCCGTCATTGCTGATTCTCACTGTGGTTACATCGCTGCTGACTGCCACAAATTTCTGTGCACCGAAGGCCACATCGACCCATACCGCAGAAGTCTGCATGCTGGTTGCTGACCAGGTAATACCGTCACTACTGTATGCTCCGGTAGTATTTGCACTTGTGCCTGCTACTGCTACGAATTTGCTGACCTTGCCCACTGTGGAATTGTCGTCAAACAGACCGGCGGCCATTGCAGACCAGTTCGCTCCGCTTGGCATCAAGCTAGTTTGTGAAGTCCAATTAACGCCATCTTCTGATGTTGCACCAGCGGTAACTCCATTGCGTAGAGCTACATATCTGCCACCTATGCCGTAACCTGAGTGATCAAAATCTAAGATAGCACCTGTGGTAGAATTCACTGCGGTAATAGTAATTATTAAATCGTTGGCAGGAGTTGTGCCGCCTAGACTATTACCTAAAATTGTTATGGTTTCTAGTCTGGTATATCCTGTGCCTGCGCTCTGTGTTGATGGTGTATATTTCCATCCATTGCGTATCACGGTGAATGTGGCTCCTACTCCTGTGCCTGTATATGTGCCTGTGACTGTAGTATACACCGCAGCAGTTTCGCCATATTTCACTGCTGTCCAGGCTCCGCTGGTTGGCAGAGTGGCAGCTGTGCTGGTGTATCCAGGCGCTGAGAACGTTACTCTAGGTTCAATGATATATGTCGAAGAAGCATCTGGAGATATAATTGCTGTGCCTGCTACTAAATGATCAAAACCTGCTGTACCGTCGGATTCTTTGATCAGCCCAGCTACTTTTGTACCTGAATTATATGTGGTGATAATACCAAACTGACCAACACCTGCGCCACCTGTGAGCACTATCTTCATGCCTATGTAAGCAGAACTAGATTCGCCGTCTGTGGCAGCTATGGTTACAGAAGTCAATGTTCCACCTTGGGCAGTGTTGGAGTTTGTGATATAACCAAATCCGCCAAGATTTCCCTCAGCCTCAGGAGCATTAGTGCTGTCGTCAATTAGGTCTAACATTCGAACTTCAAACACAGCGTCATCACGGAATTCATCTGCTTCGACTATAGCTCCGGAGCCGCCGCCGGTGAGTGTATAAGTGACTTCTGTATAGTCAATACCTGCATTTGTGAATTCTAATTGCACCAATGCTGATCCGTCAGTGATAACACGATCGATCTCTGCGTCAAATTGCAGTCTATTATCAACTATGGCTGTGCCGGCAGTTTCAGAGTTGTCAACCCCTTCTGCTACAGAACCAAAATCTCCGTATGAATTGTTGCCGTTTGTTCCGCGGATACGTCCGCCATTTTCAGCCAAATATCCAATGTGAGCATAGTAAGTAAACACTGAAACAAGTTCAGCACGACCGTTGTTAGTAATCCAAGCACCGATACCATCTGATATTACCTGGGTGAAGTCGTTGCTAACTATAGAATCATTACCACCGTTGTGCAGTGAGCCATCAATCTTTTGACCTACAGCCGCTGTGCCCAATGTGGTCAACCCCTGCACATATGGTGAACGTGTTATAATCCATGTACGATAATCCTCTGGCCCCCATCCTGGATCCAACGAAGCATATGCTCCTGCACTTACTCTAGAAGTACCGAATTCATTTTCTGCTAACAGATCACCAGTAAGTCCTTCGAGTGTTTGATCTCTTAGACCTGTGGCATCCCTGAGATAATACATGTCTTCTTCTAAACTGCCTGTTACACTATTTGCATAGTATCTAGCTGCGTATCTAGATTTGTAGTTGCCTGGATATTTCAAATCATATTTTAGCGCATCGATATAAGTGCCAACATCTCGCAGGCACGATGCACTATTGTAATACAATGCTACTGTCATAGATCCGGTGGCATTTGATGCAATATTAAATGCTGTGTTTGAATCTCTAGTTGTAGCAATTTTAAAAGTTGTTGAACTTACAACGTTTTGTATATAGTAGGTAGTGTCTGTGCTAATTCCGCCAAATGCAGTTCCTGTAAATCTTACTGCTGTATTACGTTTCATCCAGGAAGTGCTAGTGCAGGTAAACACATCTGTGGCTGCTGTGGCATTAGTTACTGTAGTTGTATATGTTGAATCGATGTAAGCATCAATCTCTGCAACTATATAATCTCTATTTCTCTCTAATTGCAGCACAGCATAGTCAATCATTCTGTTGCCTGTGGCACAACGACTGCCTTCATTAGTGGCACCGTAAAGGATATCATCTACTAAGGTCATTAGTGTTTCAATACGAGCCTGTGCAGTTGCGTTACCGCCCACATTGGCCAGTGCTTCTGTTTTGGCATTAGTTAATGCGTCTCTAGTAATGGTTTTTTGATTACCTACAAATACCTCTGCTGCTGAAGCTCTTAGATATGAGTATGCTGCTTCTCTAGATTTGAAGTTGCTGTTGAACATAAAGTCAAACATCACAGCTTCTAGAATCAATCGAGTATCTCTAATACACTTGGTTTGTAGATATCGAATCTTAGGAGTAACACCATCAGTTTTGTATGCACTTGGGAATATCGCAGTAAAGGAAGTACCACCTGACGATAGGCAAGATACAGTAATACTTGTTATGTTAACAATGTCGCCTGCTGCTAATCCGTGTGTTGCAGTAGTCACTACCGCATATCCTGTAGAGTTATTATAGACAAAGTTACTAACTGCTAACTCTGTTCCATTGGATTTCGTTACTATTCCACCACTGACATAGGTGTGTGCGAGAGTATGCTTACCAACGTAGATTCTAAAATCTGTCGAGGTCAACGAAGTTTCGTCTACTACAAAGTCAGTGTGCCATGCTACTGCATTTAGATCATCTACAACATTTTGGACAATGGTTTCTTGTGCAGCGTCTAATGTCACCGCAGCAGCAATCAAAGCAGTTGTTGATGTCACGGCATTGGTAGCAGTAGGATAGTCTATAACTTCTACAGGTATGCTAATACCAGCACCGTTGGTAAATGTAGTTAACACTGCGCCGCCATATGTAGCTGCCAGTTGGAATGTGTTAGTGTTTACTGTGCCTACTACCCAATATTTGACACCGTTGGTTAACCCGTTGCCAGTTTCTCTTGGAACAACTGCATCTCCTACACTTAATCCATGACTGTTGCTGGTAAGTGTGTCTGTACCAGATATTGTAGTAACTGTGATCTGTGGTGTTGTGGCTTCTGTGCTATCACCTTGTATGATGTTAGTGATGATGTCTACCAATGCACCTACTGTAGCGTTAGCTGCTGCTCCACCCGTTAAATTAGTGCTGTCGGTCCATTGAGTAGCAGTGTTGCCTGTGGATTTTGTTACTGTGGTATTGGCAATGATCTGTTGCACAATAGTTTTTAGTCTACCGTAGGCAGCTGCCGTTGCGGCGATTTCTGTGCTGTCAATTTGCAGTGCCGAGCTGTTATCTCCGTCAAAGTAGGCTGTGCCGGCTACTAGTGTAGCCCAGGTTCCGCCATAGGTCAAATCATAGCTCATAGCATCAACAATAAATGCTACATCACGCTTGCATTTGGTTCTACTAAATTTTAATGTGCTATAATTTTCATTTAAGAACGCTGTGATTTCGTCTTTGATAAATTCTTTGTTTTCAATCAGCAGCGTTCTTGCATCACCAAATCCTGATAAGAATGAACTATTATATCCTGTAGGATCTGCGGAACTCACCATGAATGTGGAACTGATCTTGAAATCAATTTGATGCTGCATGACTCTGACCAATTGTGCTGCATCTGCTGCTTCTTCGGTGCTGGCATATGGAAATGACGCACTTTGAATTGCAGTGTTACCTGAGCTTTCTGTAACGTTGGCTCCTCGAACAATTTGGTCAACCACTGTTTGCAGTCTAGTCAATGCTCCTATGCTGTAGCCTGCATCGGATCTGTTGGTCAGGCTACCTGCAGGACCTGCGTTGGTTGAGCGTAATTCGTCACCTTGTATACAGGTCTGTTCTGGCACAATAATAGGTAATGTTTCTCTATACTGTCCGGTAGCCACTTGGATCAAATTACTAGGACTACGTCTTGCCGGCACACTAGCTATGGCGGCTGCTATCTGAGGTGCTGTAACCGCTGCTGCTCTAGCTGTGATAGCATTTGTGATCAGTGTAACACTTGCTG